CGGATAGGTCATAGACCTCAGCATCGCTAGTGGTTACTTTGTAAGAACCAGAGCCAATACGTTGCTTTGGTTCTTTGGTACCTTTACGAGATAAGACTTCTGCATAATGATTGTAAACTGCAATCTTTTCTTCTTGAAGAAGTTTGATTGTATTAAGTTCTCCGTTAAGGTCAATGTCATCAGGCTTCAAAGAAATCTTTGCTTCTAGTTCACCAATTTTAGTTTTTAACTGATTGAGTTCGTTAATAACCTTAGTGCTTGATTGCTGGATTGACTTAATGGTCATACCCTGATCTACTGCACGGTAACTATCAATAAAGCGAGCAGGAACTGCAACACTATTATTAACCATATTCTTAATTCCAGGACCTAAATGACGCAGTGTAGCAAAGGAACCTACAGATGCTGCAATACGAAGTTGAGAATCAATAGCGTTACGTTGTGTATAACCAAGGCGAAGCAGTGCTCCAGCCTTAAAAGCATCTTGTACAACATCAGCAACAGTAAGGAAACTGTCCTTACCTCCGCCTACTATTCCACGAAGCACAGAACTATTGCGCTTGAGTAGATTGTCCATCAATTGAAAATCCATTATAGGCAGAAAATCTGCTGTTTGAGATTCAAGTTGTGGAACCTTGATGATTGAACCATCGGTGTCAACCATAAAGCCTTTATCTTTGATGGACTTAAGAGCAGATGTACGAGCACCTTTATAGTTGTTGTAAATCTGATTAGCAATGTCTTCATCAATATCATACTTAGCTGCAATCTTACGGAGTGCTTTACCCTCAAGATTGATTGTTGCAATCATACGCTCTTCAGGTGTACGAGCACCAATATAAGAGTCAAGGATAGACTTACTTTCCGTAGGAGTTAATTTAAGAATTGGCTCTAGTTGTCCAGTAATTGCAACTACCTCGCGGTAAGAATCAGCATCGTTAAAATCAATTAAACCTGCAGGCTTTTCGCCTTGTAACCAAGAAATCTTTTGATATAAACGGTGGAAAGGTGTTGGTTGGAAAACCTCTACACGAGGATTGCCATTAGTCTTGTCATAGAACTTAGTTGCTCGTCCTTCTGCTACTAAATTTTCTATTCCCTGTAAGCCTCTTCCAGTTGTACGTGTAAGCGCACCACCACCTTGACCAATATCCATCAACTTTGCAAAGTACTTGTCGTTTTCTGCAAGAGATGCGTAGTTAGCAAGAGCATCATCTGTAATTGCTTTGTTATCGTTAAGGAATGGAAGCATTCCAGAACCATCAGGAGCTGCAAATAACTTATATTCATCAACAGATGACAAATCTCCACGAGCAGTTTCTAGTGCATCTGTAATATAACGACGTTGTAAACGTAATTCATCCATAGCTATAGGATCTGATAAAGCAGAACGTAAGATAAGCGCTGTTTCATCAACATCTATAGAATCACCTAGCAAATGTGCGAGTAATCCTGGGTTAGATGAAGACCTAACCATTGGATGATTGATAGCATAAGCAGAATCATTAGCAGTAAAGTCGTCTAGTATTTTAGTCATACGATTTACTTCACCGTATTGTGCTTTTGTTATATCTTCTGCTGCTTTTGCTACAGCATCTGCGTTACTTAATTTACCAACACCTAATTCAGAGGCTTTAAGTGCCTTTATAGCTTTGGCTCCACCAAGAGTTACATCGCCAAAAAACTGAATACCAAGATCTACGCCACCTGATAAACCTTTACCCCAAGCACTTTTCTGAAATGCAGCTTCGCGTTGCTTTGGGTCATACACATTAAACTTTGGGTCATACACATTACGAATTGCACTTACATATGATTGACCAAATGAAATATCTTGTGCGCCTGTATATGCTTTGCGCCACTCGTTAGGATTAAATACAGATGTAGCTGACTCACGACCTGATGTAATATCACCAATAACTAAATTAAATGTAGTTAATGGTTCACGGATATACTCACGGTTGACATAGTTGATACGTTCAAGGGCTGGTGCGACACCAGGGACCTTCATAATTGCGCCACCGGCAGATGAATACGGTTTGACTATATCGCCACCCTGCTTTGCAGCAGCAGTTTTGAATGGTTGAATAAAGCCATTATATTGAGCTTGGTTATTCCAAGGAGCAGTGCCTACATCCCACGCAAAGCGTGCAACGCCAACACCTGAACCTACTACTTCTTGACCAAACTTAAAAGCATTTTTAGCCGCAGTAGAAGCTACATCACCAATTCTGTTCCATACACTCACAAAGAATCCCTTAGTTGTCTAATGGCTCTGCGTGTTTCAGGAGATGTGTTTTGCAAAGATGCAATATATGAAAGTACTGGATTGTAAGATTGGATGTTAGCGTTAAAATTTGTGTAATCTGCTGGTTGATTAACCATCAAAGCATCAGATCCTACTCCTGCGCCTTGGTCAATTCCTGCAGTAACTGGCTCGCCTGGTCGTTCAGTTGGAGCGTATAGTGAAGTTACTGGTTGTCCCGTAGCTGATGCTGAGGTTGGACGTACATCTGTAGTTTTGGCAAGCGGAGCGCCAGACTTAATAGCCTGTGTCTCAACGCCTTCGCCATATGCTGTTGAACCTAAATCTAAATTATCGGTACGAACTGAGTACTTACCTGGACCTGATACGCCTGCTTTTGGGTTCATCGGTGCAGTTGTCATTTGTCCTCCTCTAAACTTTCTAAATCTGCTGTCATATCTTCCCAAGCCCTATTGGTTTGAGTAAGATGATTTGAATGATAAATTGCTAACTCCATTAGCTCACCTGTTAATGTTTCAACAGATGATGCAATGTTGTGTATAAAGCCTACGCCTACAACAACTAAGTCAAGAAAGCGCACTGGGCGAGGAACGTAGTCATTATCTTTCATCGCTCAGTACACCTTCCATTAAAAAGTTATTATCCCTTTTTGACTTTGTTTCCCTTGCGTCCTGCTGGCATCATTGATGGCATTACTTTGCCGCCTGCTGGCTTGGAGTTGTCCATCTTGCCTTCCTTTGGCTTAGCCATTGGAGCTGCTGCACGTGATCCTTTGTTCATATTACACCTCCTCTGATTATGCTGCGCCGGTGATACCAGCTAGTAGTTGGGCTATATCGGGTTTTTGACCAGCAGCAGGGGCCTGACCAGCTTGTTCTTGTGGAGGTTGCTGCGAGGCAGGAGCGGGGGCCGCACCTGCTGCTGGAAGCTGTTGCTCCATACCTGGTGCCATAGGTGGCATCTCTTGGACTGGAGGTGGTTCTGGTGTAAATGCTTTTTCAATAACTGATTCTAATGACTGTCCCTTTTGACGACCTTGGATAACAGATGCGATACGTGAGATAATCTCACTAGGGTCTTGACCTTGCGCTGCAAGGGCTGGAATTGCTTGAGCATACTGAGCAACAGCCACCCGCAGAGAATCGCGCATTTCTTCGATATCAACACGTTGTTCCTCCTGCGTAACATTTAAGTCCATTGGAATCTCACGACGTACATAGTCACGAGATACGAGCTTGTCTGAACGCATTTGTAGTAAAGCAATGATGGCACGGTTTGGATCCATACCAGACATAATTCCGTAGCGTACATCTACGCCGTACTCACCCTTGATGTCACGAGATGGTGTGTACTTGAGAACGTAAGGTGTTCCATCATCTGTTCCCTTGATGGTCTTTGGAATACCACCAAAGACTTTCTCGTCTGCTTCAAAGCATACAGAGACAAGTTCTTGGAACATACGAGCAAACTGTGCTTGCGCTGCCTTGATCTGTGTATCAAAGCCTGCTTGTAGAGCCTGTACACCGCGACCTGTAACAACTGATGCGTCAATGTTACCTGAACGAGATTCAGGGTAACGAGCACCAAGGCGTAGTTCACGCTCTAGTACACCAGATTCTGCAAAGATGCCAGGTGGTAGGTCTAATGCAACACGGCGAATACCTTGTGGATTAGCAGAGCGCATAATGGAATCTGGTCCAAGGGCCAACTCTTGCACATCTTGTGGAATAGCAATAGGTGCTTGAATAGATTTTTCTGCGGCTTGAATCTGTAGGATTGCAAAGCGAGCACGGGCAAGCTGAACTGATAGAACATCATCAAACTGTCCACGTGCTTCACCATCTAGAGAGGCACGCATAATGACAGATGCCATTGGTTTACCTAAGATGTTAGGTGTGCGTGACAGAACTAGGTTCTTTCGCTCTGGTAAGTAGAGCAGGTCTTGTTCTTTGTCGTGATACTTGACCATTGAGATATAAGGAGAAGAAAGGCCATACTGGTTTCGACCTAAGATTAAATCGTAGAACTCTGGGTACTGCGCCCCTAGCGTCTCTGCATCGGTAACGATGACTTGAGTAACAGATAAGACGCGACCATAACGATCTAACTCTGGGTAGGTACCAAATGGGTTAAGCATACGGATACGAGGATTGTTGTCATCGTAATCCATCTCAACCATACCGATACCAAGACCATAGGTGTTATACCAGTCTGCTGCTGTATACATCTGCAGTTGCAGGTCAGAGTTTGTTACATAAAAGTTTGCAATACGAGTTCTAGTATCTGCTGCCTTGCGTGCTGCATCTGAAACCATATTAGTTGCTGAGCAGTTAAGAGATGGCAACGGTGCCATTGCTTCTGCTAAGTCACGTGCAGCTACGTCAATGAAGTTTGCAACCAGAGGCTTTGGGTATTCCTCTGAAAACATTGCTGGGTATACCTTAGAGATATCACCCTGACGCACTGAGAGCACATCACGCATACGTTGATCTCGCGCTGATGAGCGAGTACGTAAGCGTGCTAGCTTAGCGTCTACTTCTTTGACTGATAACAATGTGGGGTC